GGGAAGGATCGTAGCTTGCAATCCATTCGGACTCGCAGCGGCTCCAATCGCTTGAAGACTTACCTGACCCGCCGGCCCTCCGTCGATAACCTGAACGGTGGGGCTGCTTACGAGCTGACGAGACCCGGGGAGAGATCCCCCCATCCCGCTCATCGTTACTACGGGGTCCGTGGGGAGAACGAAATCTCGGGTTACCAGCTTGCGGCTAGCTCCGATTTGAACACACTCCATTTCCTCGTCCCCACTCAGGGGGGTGGCTGCCGGGACGAGAGCCGTAATCTTCTTTGTCGGTAAGAGAGCCATTACGGCAATACCTCGGTGATTCGATAGTCGTCATCATCAGTCAGACGATATTCGTCCCCCTCGGTTAAACGGAATTCACCGTCGTACCTTTCCGGGGGTGGAGTAACTCCCAGGGGAACGTCCGGTCGATAGAACGGAAGAGTGATATCCTCCGACTGGCGAGCTGGAAGTCTCCAGGGATCGAAGACGTCATTATCTTCGTCACAAACTCGAAGACCGGGAGTATTCCGGTCTTCTTTCAACTGCTCGATGGGAAACTTCCTCCGACACCGGTCGCAGATACCGATGCCGACATTCGAGTTACCCCTCGTGTCGAGAAAGACGGGCATGGGTCACCTCGTATACGGGGAGATATTAATTCGAAGCTGGACTGAGGATCCGTCACTCTCGCTATCCCATGCAGTCTTCAGCTGAGAATTCGCTTCGACTTCCAGGGAGGGCATGACTTCGGCTTTCACTTCAGGAATGGCGTAGGCTAGCTGCCGAGCCAGCTCGCAGATAATTGCCAGATACCAGCGCTGAGGAACCTCGATCTCTTGGGTCAGAGTGCCGACATCCTGAATGTACTTCTGAACGCGAACGACGATTTGCTGGAATGTATATTCCGGCCCGGGAGCTGGCCAGAGTCGGATAATCTGTTCCGTTCTCTGTCGATCGTATTGATACTCGGTCGGGCGACCGTCCGTAGTCTTATTCGGTTGCGAGTCGTAATCATCCCGGTTGATCAGGGCTAGGGGGATTTCATTCGGGGTGTTAGCCGCGACGAACTCGGCTACCTCGAGAACGGTGGCATTATCCGCTTTCAGACGACAGAAATTCTTCGGGAAGATGCCATCGACATCCACCCAAACCCACTCCTGATCGATAACGGCCAGCTCGGTAGCCGTATAGACATCCTCCCAGGTGATTCCATCATCCGAAACTTGAATCGAGAAGTCCCAGACGCCATCCGTATCCGGAAGAATTCCGAAAGTACTCAAACGCGTGGCGCTTTCGTACTCGACCTGGATCCAACCGGCCGGAGTGATTTGAAGACAGGCCGTTTCGATATCGCTATCGAACGCGTTGTCGGCGTCCCCCTCGGACGACGTATAAAGGCCCGTCGGGCGCATTATGGAGCGCAAATTGGCGTCCAGGAGCGTTGCCGTGCCGACCGGCAGGGGTACGTCCTGAACGTAGCCGTAAAGCGGCAGGATTTCCTTCTGAACCGTCCAGAGGGTAACACCCTTCGAGTTCAACGTCGAAAGAAACAACCAAAGAAGATCTTTCGCCGTCTCGATATATTCGGACGTAATCTGTTGTGGTGCGATCTTGCATCGTCGAAAGGCGTGGTCGATAACCTTTCGCGTATTGAAGACCGTCGTAGAAACTGTACCAGACGTAGCCATAAGTCTCCTATCTCAGAAAACTTTACAGCCCGCTGGTACAGCAGACTCGAGTGTGTTAGTTAGCCGGCATTATAAACCAGCTAAGTCTTACTTGCCAATCTACTTGTTGAAACTACGAAACGTCTCGGCAAGCTGCGCGCGTCGGCGCGTCTTCGGGTTACGGCTGTGAGTCGCCGCTTCGAGTTTCTTTTCCGGGATGTCTTTTCCCTTCGAAACTCCCAGAGTACGACGCAAAGCACCCGGCTTCTTCACGGCTCCAGCAATCCAATTCTTCGAAGCCTTGCCTCCCTTCGAAAAACTGGACAGGGCTTCTTTGGCCGGCATCGGGTCACTCACGCCGGCAACGCGACCGCCTTTCGCGAAGTCGCTGAACCCCGGAGCTTCGACAATCCCATCGGTGACGAGACCCCCGATAGCCTTCCGCTTTGGAGCACGGCGGGTATATCCGGACACAGACTTGACTCCACCGCCGCTCGGACCGAAGCCAGCCTTTGAAGGAAATGCGAAGTTCCCGTACCGGGGCCCTTTTCCTGTCGACTTAAAACCTTTCACTTGAATCTCCTCAGTTATCGACGCCTAACGGACCGACCACGCCGGTCCCGACTACCCCGATTCCAACAACCCCCGTACCGCCCCCGACTTGACCGCCGCTAACTACCTGGGTTCCGATAGCTCCCCAGGTTGAATCCGCCGTAGACCAGCATCGAACGTCGAATGAGACTACGGATGCAGCGCAATCGAAAGTCGCATCGGGATTCACGTTGATATCCGCGATGGTGCCGCCGACCACGTTCGACATCTCCAGCTGATCGCCGGCTGCAATATCGGGAACTGCAGTAATGCGATTGGAAGCTGTGGCATTCGGGACTATGATATCTACCGCGAGCTTTCCCGAAGGAACGACTACCGTGATAGCTTGATTTCCAAACTGAGTATCGGCATTCGTAACCCGAGCCGTGCCAGCTCCATATTTCAGGTGGGGAGCGCCGCCCCCGTCGAATACCGTATTACAGAAGATTTGAGTCGCCGTCTGACCGGCATTTACCGTCTGAGCTTTGGTAGTTGACCCCTGAATGATAGAAACCGTCGCCGAATTGAACCCCGATCCGTTGATTGGCCAGTTGGATTGGGTGGCAGTGATGATATTATCACCGTCCACGTTAGTGATTGACGGGGCTCCAGCACCGCCTGATGCGATGATCGGGATACCAACCGCCCAGAAGTTAGCCGCCGCACCCGCGTTCCAGGTAAATGGCGAATCTTCCGTGACATCGTAAGCCGCGCTGAATGACCGAAACGTACTGACCCAGTTATCCGCATGCTGGATCTCGATTCCACCCTGGGACGTGTCGAACGTGAACGCAGCGTTCGCCATCATACAGACGGCTTCGTCTACGTCACCCGCGTTACCTAATACCGTGATGGACGGTGCGGCCGAATTACCGGTCAGGCCGGTCGGAGTTCGACTTGGAGTCGACTGGTTGACCCCCGACCAGGCTGAGATGTATGCCAGCAATCGACCCGAGCTGGCGTTCAGGGTGAACCGAGCATCCTGGGTGCTCTGAGCCGGAGCTACCAGCTCATAGCAGCCCAGCCAGTTGCCGAAAGCGCTTCCAGGAATCAGGGTAAGGCTCTGGGCTCCGAATACCACACTGGAGACCGTGACCGATCCTTCGGCGTATACCCAGATACGCATGTAGTTCGCGCCGGTGGCGTTGAAATTGCCACCGACGTTAGTAACACCGCCGTTACCAAACCAGGCCGAGTTAACGATTGACGTCATGGCGGTGTCGTCCCGAATGAAGTACCTAGCCACCCGTTAAAGTCACGAGCAAGCGTGACATAGGGACCTACATCCATCCAGGCAAGATTCGCCCCGGGGGCTGTATTATACTGCCCCATGCCAATCTGTTGGATCTCCTGGATATAGCTTCCAAAAGGCACCGTAGCATCCCAATCCCAGGGAATCGCCGATTGGAAAATATCACCATTCTGGCGATACAGACGGAACCCGAGAACTCCCCGAGGGAATTCGGCCGAGGCTACGGATTCGGCCCGGTGCTCTACCTCGATCACCTCCCCTGCGGGAATCAACGGATTTCCTTGAAAGGTTCCCGTATCCGTCGAGTTAGTGAAATAAAAGGGCAGAACGCTGTTCGGGTTGTAATCGAGAGTACCCGGAGGAGTATCGTTGATGCTCCGGTCGTCATAAGGCAACGGTCCCCACCCTTGTGTGGTATCCATCGCCGGACCCAATACCCAGGTGAGAGCCCGATTGAGCGCGGGGTTATTCGCGCTATTCATCGCACGAATGAACAAGACAGGACGATCATCCGCGTTACCGACTACGAGATTACGCACAGTATGAACTATGCACCACTTCGGGCCAGTACCGAGCATCGAGCACCAGTTGTTCGAAGCCCTCCACTGGAATCGGTAGTTGAGTTTATGGAAACCCAACGTGGCGTTTTGGTACAAGTTCGAGAAATTCATCCCGCGCTCGTACCCGTCGATGGTCGGGGGGGTAAAGCGCACGAATGGATTGTTTCCAATCGGCCAGCCATTCGCGTTATAGGTATCCGTCCCCGTACCAGGAATACCCCCTTGAGTCGCGAAAATCGAATAATCTTGGAAAGCCACGCTCATCGTATAGACCGGAGACGTGAGCAGGTTCAGGTTAGCGAAGCTTCCTACGGTTCCCCAATTGCCCCCTCCACCACCAGGGGGCACATTGGTTGAATAACGTCGGTTGCCGTAGACCGTAAGATTCCAGGTTTTTGGGACGACGTTCTTGGTCATGGCGGTTAGTTCCCCGCCTGAACGACTCGCAACTGCACAGAACCGTTACCAGCCGTCTGACGCATCCGAATCGCAGTGACCGGAGAAATCAGGGTAGCGCTGGCGTCGGCCGTCGCCGCCGACATGTCCGTAACCGGGAACCACAGAGCGGTTGCCGGGTTGAAAGTCGGTGCATACACGTTATCGCTCGTATACTCGACCGTGAAAGTGGCCGTTCCTGTCACGTCCGCAGCGAGCGTGATTTGAAACGGAGTAATCCGCCAATCGAGTGGACAAACGGGGGTCGATTTCTCGACCCCGCTTGCGTCACTCGTGTTAAGAGTGATCGGTCGCATGGATTACCGCTCCTTGGCAACGAAGATCTGGTCCACCAGCATGGTGCGAACCGCCGCAGATGTATTCTGCACGCCCAGAGTCAAGGTTAAGATTCCGACCGGCAGAGCCGCCGGAGTGATTGATACCGCCGGGGTGTTATTCGCGCCCGCGATGATATTGCCTTGACCGTCGTAAGCAAAGAATACATCGACGGTGCCGCCCGTATAATCGCCTACGGTTGTTGAAGCAGTTTCCACGCCGGCAGAACGGCTGACCAGCTCCATCCCGGTATTGCTCGCGCTCTTTCGCAAGAACAGACCATTGGTCGGAGTCAGGAAATTGTTCGCAGCGACCGTGACCTGTAATCCCAGGGCAATCGAGCCGAAGGCTACAGCGTTGATAGACGCTCGCGCCCGGAAGAACAATTTCTTGCCCGGGGTAATCGACCAAGCAGGCATTGCCGCCTGCAGCCAGTTATTGTCTCCGTTCGCAGCTGAGTTCGCCATGGACAGAATACCGCCGTCGCCGGCGGCTAGAGCGGGAGCTACGGGAGTACCGACGCCACCAGTGACCCATTGAGCAAGAGTGAACTGATCGAAATCTTCCAGAAGCCAGTGATAGATGCTGGGGTCCGGAACTTTGAGGTTCGCGAACCCTTGATTGTCGAAGAAATTCGTGACACCGTTGGGATAACGGGTGATCAGGTTATCGAGAGGCATTTGAATCTCCAGACGCGGTGTTACCCGCCTCTATTCGTAAAGTGACCTCTCCCGGCCGAAACCGGGAGAGGCGCGTAAACGCATCCTTGCAATCGACAGAATCAGAGACCCGGCGTACCGTAGATGATACGAGGATCCGTCCAGCCCGGAATGTAACGCTCCGTCGCCTTGTAGCGCATGGAATCGGTATCGAAGTCACCTTCCATGCTGCGCTCCAGCTTGCGACGCATCAGCAGCTTCAAACCCTGAGGAGCATCGGTCTCCACCCACCAGGCGGTGGTTGAAGTGATGCGGCTCATGTTCGCCTGACCGTCCTTCAGCATGTTCATCGAGCGGACGGGGTTCACGTCGTTGTTTGCCGTACCGGCACGCAACACGCTCTTGAGCAGAACTTCCGCCTGGAAGATATTGCTCGGACCCGTGACGATGCGCATGGGAGTCAGACGGATGCGCTTGCCGTTGTTGTCGACGGCATTGCGGATCTGAATCAGCATCTGTTCCAACGAAGTCTGCGACAGAGCCGCAGGAGTCGTCAACAGGTTGCTGAAGGTACCACCGATGATCGGATGGTTGCTGGCGTTCAGGGACACGCCGTCACCGCCGACGTATGCACCGTTGAAAGCACGGTTCAGGATGTTGGCGGTCAGGGTTTCCTTCGTCTCGATCAGGGACTGTGCCAAATGCTCGGCATAGGTCGTACCGATCTTGATATGGTCACCGTCCTCGACCAGCACTTTCGTGAGGGCGAAGGCGAGACCGAAAACCTTGTAGACGTAACGCTGAATGAACAGCACGCCACCCGACTGATACGTGACGGGCGAACCGTCCGGAAGCTCGGGAGCCGCACCGAAGCCGTACAGCACCGGCTCTTCGTGGTAGTTTCGGGGAGTTCCGCGTGATTCCTTGAACACGGGCTTCCACTCGTCCGCCCGTTGATCGTAGATACCATCGAACGTCTCATTCAAGATCGGTTCGACGATACTGCGGAAGTCTGTACTGCGCATTGGATTTGCCATGGTGCGCTCCTCCTTTACGCGAACGCCGGCCGCGCGGCCAGCAGCTGATGTTGAGCGATCTGAACCTCGACCACGGTGAATGCATCACCCCAGTCGTTGTCAGGACCCTTGCGGATGCCGATGATCTGCAGCTGGCTGGCCGTATCGACAACCGCGCTGCTCAGCATCACAGTGGAAAGACCCGTACCGGTATCGCCGGATTGGGCCGTGAAAGATGACATCGCCCCGAGAGCCGTTCGAGGAATAGAACCGTTCGCCTGAATCTCGTAGGTGATGAACTGGTCCTGCGTGTAATACACGATGGTGCCCGGATCGCCCGCGAGAGCGACGGTGCCGGACGGCCACCAATTGGAAACCGTACGACGCCCTTGAGCATTCGTATATTCCACGCCTTGGAAAACACCGACCAGAGTGTTGCCCGCGCCAGCCGTGGCCGGCAGGATATCGCCGGTCGTCGGATCGATGCGAACCGGAGCATTCTGGAAGATGTTGACTGCCGTACCTGAGGTGATGGTACCATCCCGGGGGCGAACCTCGCCCGAGGGATGGTACACCGGCCGCAGGCCGAAAGGTGCACTTACTGAAGACATTTTGAGAAGATCCTCGCGTTGAAAATGTTCCCCGCGACCTTACTCCACGTCGGAGAAATCGGGTCTTCGGGACCGTCCCAACTCGGCGTTTCCGTCATACTCCGTGACTCGGGTCTTTCTGGCCAGCCCCTGCTCAGCGAGGGACTCGTTCGCTAGATCGACCGCGACCCGCAACTTCCGCTCTTCGTGGAGCGGCTGATCGTGGTGAGCTTCCCGCATATATGCGTTATACAGATGCAGGGGGAGCTTGAAGGCCACCATCTCGTTGACTCCGATGCATCCGGCATGGTCCCCAGACGTGAGACGAAGAGTATCGTATCCGGGAACTTCACTGGATTTGATCGGAGTGTACCCCAGGCGCATGCGCCCGTGGATGGGATCGCGCGGGTTCGTCGTCGTAAGCCAACAGACATGATAACCCGGAATCTTCGGAAGATCGGGAAGCGACGATTGGAAAAATTGCTTCCTGAACATGTCAAGACGCTTGGAGTCAGCCAGGCTCCGATTTTTTTTGATCACGCGTTTTTTCGAACCGCGATCAGCACGGGAATCCTCTGAAGCTCTCTTCAGTCTCGAGTCTTTAATCATTTTAGCCATTTGTACTCACTCCTATCAGCGAGCAGACCGACCGGGTTTATTTTCCCGATCCCACTCCGCGTACTTCTTCAAGTACTTATTACGGAGCACTTTATCATCCCAGACGCCAGCATCGATCATCGCCTGCTTGCGTTCGGGGCTCACGTAGACTTCGTTCTTACGCAACGGCCGTTCTCGACCGCCGGTGGAGAATCGAGGCCCGGCTTTGCCGTTCCTCTTCGAGCTACGATCCTCGTCCTCGTCCGAATCATCGTCATCATCATCACGACCGCGACGACGATCCTCGAATCGGTGAGGAAGTCTACGTCTCACGCGTTCACTGAGTTCGTCCCAATATTCGGCCGAGCGGGGATCATACCCTTCCTCGACCAGGGAGTTGTCGATTGCCGCGACGACCCGTGAATCCTTATCCGAGCCTTGCGGATCGTACCAGCGATGCTGACGCATCCAGGTTGATGCATGATGAACGAGCTTCGGATCGACCTGAGGCTCTGACGATTCGCCCTCGGATTTTCTTGACAGGGATTGACGGACGTTGACGAGCTTCGAATGGGTCTCTTTGAGCTTGTCTCGAATCTTCTCGGCCTCGACTACGTCTTCGCCAGTTCCACTGTCATGAGCCCGAGCTAGAACCTGCTCGGCCACCTTCATCTGAGATTCGATGGAAGTGATTCTCTGATCGATCGATCCGAGTTCGGTTCGCTCGACTCGAGATCCGATCTCTCGAACTTTTTTCTCGAGTTGTTCGTTCTGTTGACGAAGGAAATTCAGCTCCAGCTCGTTACGAGCCCTGGCACGGCGTTGACGTTCGCGGCGAGCTTTGCGTGACTCCCGCTTATTCGTCTTCCCATCCTCTTCTTCCTCCTCGTCGTCTTCTCCATGACCAACTCGCTCGTCTTCCTCGTCGGAATCTCCAGACTCCTCGTCGTCTTCCTCGTCCTTTTCTTTCGCTTTCTTCTTCTTCGAAGCTTTTGGGGATTCTTCCTCTTCCCCCTCGGATTCTTCGGAGCTTTCCTCTTGCTCCTCCTCTTCCTCTTCGTGTTCCTCATCCTCGAGATCCGGACCTACCGGAATCATCGCTTCTTCTGCAGCCTTTTTCTTCGCCATAAATTCAAACTCCGAATAGTCTGAAGTGATTTTTAATAAACGTAGGCTACGATGCTCAACGGATCGGTAGTCACCCGGCCGATGATGTCCAGGTCCTTGACGATAACGAAGAGTGCCTTATCCTGCGTCCCAGGTACTGGAACCTGCCAGCGATCCCCGCCGTACTTGCCGACGCGAACGAATTCGCCCGGCTGGCACCATACACCCTCTTTCCAAAGCTCGAGAGTGTCTTGATTGCGGAAAGCTGTGGGTCCCACCGCGATAACCTTGGCAACCTGAGTGTTCCAAAGCTCGGTCTCTTGCGATTCCTCGACCAGCAGGATACCGCCGGCCGACATTCGCTTGGGTGTGCGAATCTGAACGAGAACGCGATCACCAAACGGCTCGACGCCGGGATCGACCTCAGGGAAGGCTTCGGAGAGCGTCGCATAATCGAAGACTTTACCTTCGGCGCGTTCGCTCGCTTTCGCCTGTTTGAGTGCCTGACTGCTCATCTTGTGATATTTCCTCTTCGACGATCTTTTCTGCTATAGCCAAGCCCTGCTGGATTCCGCATAACCGACCGAGTTCGAAGGCGTCTCTCGTTTGGGGACGAGCCAAACCCTCGACGGCCGCTGAAACTTTCGATTCCTTTACCCGCTTGATGATTCTCTCTACTGCGGCCATATACTATCACTCTCGGTTGTTTCGTGCAAAATGCCTACAGGGTTAGCACTTTTTGCCGGGCATCTTCTTGAAGCCCGAGGGCTTGCTCACCCTGCCACCCTTCGCGTATTTCCCCGCGCTGCCGCCGTTGCTTCGGCTCGGGCCAGCTTCCTGACCCGTCAGCTTCCCGGTTGCGATCTGATATCGCTGTCTGCATGCATCACTCATCGGATTTCTCCTCCGTCTTGATCTCTTCCCAGCCCGCTCCGTTCCAAACTTTCTGAAACGGCGGGTACCAACCTTCCGGCGAGAACCACTCGTCCCCGATCTCTCGGGGTTCGTGGCTCGGTTCGTTCGTCGAATAGACTCGCATTAATCTCTCCAAAAAAACGCGAGGACTTTGGGAACGGTGCCTCGCGAAAATTACCGTCGCTTACAACGACACGGTTGGCCGTGCGTTGATCCCTATCGAGTCACGTGCTTCACTCCCCACATCACAGCTTCTTCGATCTTCGTCTGAGCCAAGCTCAGCTCTCGAGACGTATGTCGAATATCAAAGCTGGCATCGACGGTATCGAACGTCTGAACGGTTCCCCCGATTTCATGCAGCAATCGAATGAATTCGAGCCCTTTATCTTTCAGGGCTTGCATCTGAGCTTTCTCGGCATCGCTAAGCACGCGATACTGATGACGCATAACATTGTTGACTATTCGAGCATCACTCGTCGAAGAAACCCGATCAGCTGTCTCGCTTTTCACGATGGTCATATCCTATCCTCCGCCTGGGTTGATCCCAGTTCCGGTTTGGAGCTGGGTGTTCTCGTTGTTTTCGATCTCGGCCGCAGCGATAGTCATTGCGGTGAGGTTGTCTTGCTGATTCATTCGCTCCCTGACTTGGTTGTCGGTCATGTTGCGAGCATCGGCATGACGTTCCTTGAAATCGGCGATCTCTCTCTCCGAGATAATACGCTGCGCAACCTCGGCAGCTTTGCCCTTCTGCTTGGTAACTTCCCTCTCGGTAGCACCTTGTTCCTTCATCGTCGTCTCTTCCTTGCGAGCCTGAGCCTTCAAGGTTTCGGTCTCCTTCTGAATCTGAGCAACTTGCAACGCCGGGTCCTGCATCGGCGGCGCGTACTGCTGCTGAACCTGCAGCGCTTGCGCGACGATCTGCGGTAGCTGAGCGAACTGCTGCGCCCCCGCTTGGATCAGTTTCGGCGACGCCTGAGCTAGCAACCGATCCAGCTCCTGCTTCACGCCAGGATCCTTTTGCTTCATGACATCCTCGAACGACATGTCCCCGGCCAAAGCACCTTCGACCATATTGAATGCTTCGTTCACGTACCAGAGAACGACGTGCTCTCGGATATGCGACAGCATGGCAGGAACATAATTCGGAGCGATCACCGCCAGATAACCGAAGAATGGACTCTGCAAGAAATCCAGGTGCACCTGCAAGTGGGCCAGATGATCCTGTTCAGGAAAGGCAGCAATCGGCCGACCGAGAGACGAAGCTACGTTTTCGTTGACCGCATTCATCTCCTGAGCTTTCTGCTCGGGAATCAATAGTTCCTTCGCGTTCGGAATCTTGGTCCTCTCGAGAATCAGCTCCTCAACCTTTCTCTGATCATACAGGGGGTTGCCGGCGGCACGAGTGGCCACCATCTGGATCTGAGCGTAACGCTGAACGTCGCTGAAGATCTGGGGATCTGAAACAGGAACTACGTCGAGGGGAGCTTGGAAGTCCCTCCTAAGCGCCATGACCTCGCCAGTCTCGTCTTTGATTTCTTCCGTGGTTACGTACAGGCGATTGATCCGATGCAGGATCTTGATCACCATATCCATCGAGTGGTGCAACCTGGAATGAATCGCCGACAGGACTTTTAGTCCCTGCTCAATAATCGCCATGGTCGTGCCGACCGGCATTTGAGCACTTGAAGTCTCCGTCAGATTCTCCATCGCGGTCTTGATCGTATCTTCGCCTTCCTTGATCAATAGACCGAGAAGCTCGACCAGAACCGACGACGGAGGATTGAATGGAATCGACATCATCAGCTTACGGATATCGTCCGTGGCGATGCCGCCCTCAACCTCCGTGATCTGAGTAGCAGCGAGCTGAACCGACTGACCTGTGAAGTTCGTTCCCTTCAGCTTCAACAGGGTTGGCAGGTTGTTGATATGCGCCGAATCGAGCAACGCTCGCAGCGCGCCAGTAGCAGCACCGGAGAGCCAGCCGATCATATGACCCAAACCGATATGATAGACGCCGCGCCACGGGACGAATCCGAACTCGGCCATCCAGAACATCGGCTCTTTCTTCTCGTCCTGCTCTTCCCAGTTGCGAACGACGGATAGCACCTTGTGCGTATGGGCGCAGATCGAAATCAGGTAGGGGGCGAAGCCGACTTTCTCTTCCAGCTCGGCGTACGTCATCACCTCATATATATCTCGCAAGCCGTCGGCGTTATATGCGCTATCGCTCTTGCCTTCGATTTTCTGAGTCGCTTTCTCGGATTCCGTAACTTCCGGAACCTGATTGCTCGGCGTAACGTCTTCCAGGTGATCGATATCCAGATATTGACCGGACTCGACACGATTCCTGAATTCGAAGCGCGTGATGTGCTCGACGTACGTGGCACGCTCGGCTGAATAGAACGAGCTGGCCGCATACGGCAAATAAACATCATCGATAGGAACGAAGATCGGAACAGGACGTTTCTTTTTGTGATCGTAGACGAGTCGCAAATATTGAGAGCCTCCCAGGGGGAGCTGGGTCAACAGCTGCTCAAGCTCGGCCCGGAACTCTGGCATCTGAACCTTGAACTGCCAGTTCATATACGTTTTCTTGCGACGAGCTTTCTCGACGCGAGCTTTCGTACTCTCGCCCGGAATGAAATCCTTCACCGGACCTTCAGGGGGCATCAGCTCGCCGATGGCTCGTGATTCGAATTCGACCACGGCCTTCGTCAGCATCGGGTGAACGACTTTGCTTGCTCCCTCGAAGTCGGCCCCGCCAGGAGCTTCATCTCCTAAGCCCGTGCGCTTGATCGCTTCTTCCTGCTGCTTGTCGCGTTCCTTGCGGCAGTCTTTGTCGTAATCGATTTTCTGAATCAGATCGAGAGCCATGTCGTCGAGATCACGATCATCCAGCTCTTCAGCAATGTTTCTATAGAAATCTGATTCATCCGCCGGCGAAGGAGTATCATCGTCTAGGGAAACGATGGCACCCCCGTCGTCAGTATCTTCCGTATCCGAAGCCTCGGCCTCGAATTGAAGAATCTTATCTTCCTCGGTTTCGATCTCTTGTGGATTAGCAGCCACGTCGTATCTCCTACCAATCTGACGGAGCCGAGAGCGGCTCACCGGAATTCGCTTTGACCTGGACGACTCGATCATCCCAGAGCGCGATCATCGAGAAATCCTTGCAGCAGGTGACGGGTAATATAACTCCAAGATGCTTTAAGCACCATTTTTCAATGAACACCCGCGCTTGCTGCGCCTCTCGATATCGATCCCCGGCCGGCTCACCCGATTCCCCACAATAGACACGGGCCGTCATAATCTTGACGCGCTGACCATTCGAGATCCAATCCTTGACGCGTTCGAGCATCGCCGGAATCGGATCACCGATATGATCGATTCCTTTCCAGCCGGTATATTCGGCGAGCGTTGCATCCAGATCGACGCCGATCCAACCGTTGTTACTCATTTGTCCGCCTCGTGAGCAATCCTGATTGAAAGATCGGAGCAATCTTTCTCGAGCTTCATGATTTCTCGATTGATTCGTCCGAGGTCCGGCTGGCCGGCCATGTTAACGCACGAAAGCTTGATTGCTTCGGCGTCCAGAATTGCCAGCGTAAATTCCTTTCGAGCTAGCTCTCGAATCAATGCAATCATCGGCAACGGGTCGCTCATGACGGCTTCCTCACGCATGCGTGCTTCATCGCCAGTGCCACCTGAGAAATATAATCGAACTTGTTCAGAGCACAGACCGGGCAGCGGTATTGGACGACGCCGAGCGAACCAATAGTATTGATTGCCAGACGGATCAATGCTTCCTGAGCGTGCCACGCCGGATCGATGCGCTTATCTGCGAGCGCCGCTTTCAGGAATTCGACGTTGTCGTTGATCAAGTGTTCGATACCGTGCAACTTGATCTTATCCATCAGCCGGTCGTAATGCTCGTCGCAGAATTGGATCTTGGCGTCTTCCGGATTCGGCGACACGAGCATCTCCAACAGATTATCCTGGCTGATAACCGTTTTCATACGACGCCTCGTTTCTTTGCGAACTGGTACATCGCTCGCTCGCACATCGGGTGCAGGATCGCTCCGCCCCGGAATTCCCTTCCCAGCCCGGACGAGCTTTGGTCCTTTCTTCGCATGAGCAGCCGCTTCTCTAGCGGCGGATTCTTCGGCGAGTCGCTGCTTTTCTCGACGACGGCGTGCACGTTCTCGTCGCGCAACTTTCTCCGGATCTTCTTTGATAGCTTGTGGCTCATGTTTCACCTTTTTCATTTCAACCTCAATTGTTTAGTAGCGATATCCACGAGACGACGTACCCCATCCTTACGAACCCACCCGGTAGACGTCCGGGTATATTCGGGCCAATCATTCGGCGGAGTCGATGCAGGGATTAGATCGAAGTCATCGTGCGTCGCGTAGCACCAGTGTCCGTCCGGATCGTAATCACCTTGCACCTCGGCCGGAACCATATCCCCAACGACTACTCCGTGCCCCCAATATTGAAAGATGGGTCGTGACAAGCTCCCGTGGATTCGCTGGTCGTAGTTGGACAGGAAGAATCGCCCGCGTCGAATCCTCCGGGGATCACCGACGTCTGTTCTATTGATTGCGGAATCGACGAGACTTCCGAATTCGATTTTTCTTTGCGGGACAAGCGCCGTTCGTTCACTCGTCGTCTCAGATATCGATACATCGTTCTCTCCTTCGTTACTTGACATGTTTCTTCTCCCACATACGCAGCACATACGGCTTGTGTGCGCGGGCGTGCTCGACAGCTTCCGCCATTCGCTCCCGCATTGTTTCAGGGGGAATAGAACGTCGAAACGAAAAGGCCGGGTCGCCGAATGGATGGCGAGGAGGGCAGTCGCGTTTTGGTTTATTGCGCATACGGATTCCTCTGTTGCAATTTCTTCATCCGCGCTATGGCTTTCTGACGCATAATATCTTCGACATCCTGTTTGAATTCCAGAGGTCCGAAGAATTTATCCATGTAGAGCTTTAGCGCTTGCGTCGTCGTATCTAACAAGTCGTCGTGTTCGATGCTGCCTTCGCCGACGAACGAGCAGACCTGGCTGATAAGCGGATTAGCCCAGGTCTTCGGTTGCCCCGCTCGAACATCAGACTCGACGCACCACACTCGTCCGTGAGCAAACATCGGGCTCACCGCATGTAAGCGGGAGAGCTTGTCCATCGCTCCGGGATTATACGACTCAGTGATTATATTTTCCACGGCCAGCGCCTGACGGAGGGAAATGCCACTCCCCTTTTCCTCAATCAATAGTAAATCTGGCCTCCTCCCTTGATGAGCTGGTCGCATTTCTCGAACGTCGAACTTCGGCTTCAGCCTCGGCTCGTTGTGATCTCCGTACGTCAAGTTACGTTCGATCTTGACCCGCTTCATCAGCGCCGGGAACCCGAGCCGATCCTCCCAGCAATCGAGAAGCATGATGTTTAGTTTCTTTTCGTATTCGAACAAACCCCAGACGCTGCAAGCTGTCGGGTCGTTCTCTTGTTTCTTTTTATCGAATGTTTTCTCAGTGAATGCCGTATCCAGGGACATGATAACGTATTTGAAACGTGGCAGCGGTCGTCCCGCTTTCCACAAGCGCCACTGGCTGCGCTTAACGAAGCCCGCTTCCTCCGGATCTAACAACTCTCCCCACAGCTCTTGCCTGCCGACGTTTGTTCCTTCGTATTTCGCAACGTTTTGGAAATAGCTTTCAGGGAGGTTAGAGCTGTTCTCGTAGGTGCTGCCGGTCACGAGAACCGTGCGGGGGTCTTCGCTCAATGCTCGGACGAACGGCTTAGGCTTCGGCGTGGACGTCCAACAAACCTGCGGATTGTCTCCCAAGCGCAAACCGAACATCAGGTTATCCCACGCCATCTCGGGATATTTCCAGCTAGCTATCTCGTCGCACCATGCCGCGTGATGCTGTGGGCCGCGCAATCGTTCAGGGGAATCGCCAGCGAAGCCGCGAATCAGCGAGCCGTTGACGAGACGGACCGATGGGAGGGTGAGAGAAATATCCGCAATCAGATCCGGAGGAATAATGTTTAGTAATCCGGTCTCGCCTTCGAAACAGGTATAGCGTACGTCACCGTACGTCGGCGCGACTACCGCGAAGTACCCATTATTGATTTCGCACGCGAGCAGCCCGAGCCAGTTAGCGGCCGTTAGCGTTTTGCCGAAGCCGCGCCCCGAGCGAATGCCCCAGATCGTCCAATTCGGATCGGCCGGGGGTAATTGCTTGCGACGTGCCTTCGTGCGCCACGAGAGCTTCCAACGTAAATAGTGAAGCTCAGGGGTGCTGAATTCGTCAAGCCGTTTACGAAGATTTTCCGGACTTAGGCTTGCGAGATTTAGCTGTTGCCTGTTGGATAGTGCTGTTGTCGCCATCGGGCTTCGGATTCACGAGGTTGACGATGGCGTCGATCAGCTCACCCTTGCCCGCCGTTATTTCTATCGGCTTGCCACCGGGTCCGCTCTGTTCGACAGCCGACCGCTGTTGCCAATGTTCCCTGGCTCGATTGTTCAGCCAGTACTTGATTGCCTCGGTGTCCGGTGGATAATGCTTCTTCATCTGAAGCGTTTCGTAATAGTCTTTGTACTTTATAACTTCCGTGTGAGGCACGGTGTATTTGCCCGTCGCTTTCTTGAACAACGCGGCCACCACCTCAGCGTCACAATGCAGCCGCCCTTTATCCAATGCATCCCTGAAGCTCGGATAAAGTTTCTTCCAGCGTTTGAATAGAGACGGAGCAATGCCAAAGACTTGCGCGATTTCCTTATCGTCGAGACCGCGCATCGCGACCATCTTCACTTCCGTGAGGTAGTCGGGAAGAAACAAACCATTCGCCGGCCGTTCTTTGGGCCGGAATCGCTTCGGTCTTTTCTTTACGATTCGAGCAGGCACGCGCGCATCACCGTTACACCCTAGGTGAAGCGCATAATACCTAGAAGGGATGCGTGCGTCGAATTACCTCATTGCATCGCTTTCTTGTTATATGTCTCGAGCACGACGGTCACCCTGATAACTCCGTCAATCTGTACCTGGGCACGGCTACTCTTGGTAAACGTCGTCAGCTCGTTGGCCGCTTGTAACAATGCTTCTTCCAATCGCTGGCGCTCGGCGTTCCATTCAGGGTTGCTCAGCTCGTCGGCAGTAATCATTAGACGGCCCTCCCTGTGCGTACCAAGTAAGCGTAGATGCGCTCGGCTTCGATTGCATCCTCGAACGCGCGCCGTAGCTCGCGTAGAACCGTTCGCTTCTGGCCTGAGCGTATCAGGTAATCGTTCGACAGCTTCGCACCAGCAGCGGCTTTCAATCTATTCGGAATCATTAGATCGTCCTCCACGTTTCTTTTATTCGCTCGGAACGATTATAGCCCCGAGCGTTCACCGAGACCCGCTCGACGTTCTTATAGCTCGTACTCGTCACCGCAGCGTCGGCACTTGACGGTTGGTATGTGCGTGAACGATTCGACGAACTCCCCGTCTTCGTGAAACCCGACCCAGCATAGGAAACGTTGCCACCAATTCATGGTTGTTTCTCCGCCAAGTAACGTTGCGTCTGACAACCGCCGCACTTGCATTCAGGGTGGTGCCACGTCGTGCTGCTCGTCAAGTGTGACGGAGGATGACCGATCCTCGCGTCCACCCACGCTTTGAATTGATCGGGCATCATCTCGCCCATGTCGGCATCGAGCACCTCGACGTAATGTTCCTGAACGTATCGCCAACGCGCGGCGTCTTTCAAGTATTCGGCTATCGACATCGCGAGGTGCAGCATGTCGGTAGCGCCAGCGGCTTTCAGGGTTTCAATGCTATTGCCGACGTAAGCCTGTACCTCGGCGAGTGAGCGTGCGTGCATAGAATGTTTCCTCCTGATACAAACAAGCGCTCACACCTGGATAGATATGAGCGCCCCCGTGTGATTAAGGCTGTGGATGTTTGCTACTTCATCGGGAGCCCTCCCCGTTCGTTACACGCAAGCTACGTGCGGACAAGCGTGACGTAAGCTAGCGCTGCTTGGTCCTGTGCGCAATGTTTCTAATCAACCAAGCGCTTGCACGGGAACCAATGCCACGTCTTGCACTTACGACACCAGGGTTTGAATGCTCGGTTCATGATGATTTGTTTTCTATTGATAAGAGCCGATCCTCGAAGCGAGAGCGCGACTTTCCTCACGAGGTAGCATCAAGAATGCATTCGCCTTAGCCTCGCGGTAAGCACGCTCGAGAGACCGCTCGGCAAACACGGCCTCACGTTCAACAGATATCTCGCATTAGGAAACGTTCCCCGAGATCGTCCGGTCGCTACTGCGTGGTGTTAATGTCCGACCGAGATCGAAAGAAACGTTTCCTGATACGAGCGGTGTAAAGCGTAAGCCGAATGCGTCACGACTTGCAACGTTTCTAATCTTGCTCCTGAACGCGGCCGCAATCGCGCGGTCAATGCATCGTATTATCAGGTGGAGCAGGCCCGTATATAACTTTGCAGTCAGGGCATACCCACCACAGCACGCCTTGACGTAGCTCTTTTACCAGGGCTGTCCGTTGCAGCACCGTCTGACCTGCGGGGGTGCGACCGAATCGGGTACAACGTGCGCAGCCTTCCTTAATCAATGCTAATCCCTGATCTTCATTCGGCATCGTCTCTCTCCAAAAAGAAAAAAGCCTCGAAAGGCCAGGGTAGAAGCCATGACGAGGCTGCCGCAAATATCGGCAAAGGTTCGGTCGGATGCAGGCCGATGCCTTGCGGGAGGAAAATCGCGACCGAAAACATCGACGCGCTCAGCGGTTGACTGCTATCGATGCAGCGTAATGCTCGCATAAATGTTTCTATCAGGGCTAAATCATTCTCTCCCTCCAATGCTGCATAGAAACATTTACAAAGATTTGTTTTCTATTGATCCCAGAAAATTACAGCACAGCCCGTGTGAGTTGAGGGTAGAGACAACAACCCAGATGGTAGAAAATAGATATGAATGGTAGCAAAAGATAGGAAACAAATCAATTGTACTACTTATTCATGCGCACAGATACGCACAGTCCAAGCGAAAAATAGATTTAAGCTATTAATTTATAACGAATAATACATACAACAACCCGTTATTGGACATACTTTTATTGGGTTTTAATTTAGCTTATTGTGTGTATAAATAGATTGATTATATTCTATCTATATTAACAGGGGTATATAGCTAGCGAGCATGTCCAATGTCCAACCGTGAAAAGAATACACTCGTAAAACCCCGTATTTTCCAGCACCAATCGCATTTCGTGCGTACGCCCGTGCGCATTGCGTGCGCATTTCGTGCGCACAGTAGACTACACGAATATCCCGTAAATTACAGCTCCGAATGCATGTACGTGCGCACGCGAGCACAGCGTGTATAAAAAGCTGCCATTCGAGTGCGCACGCTATTATTATGCGCTCCGGATGCATGTCGTTACACGCGCGAACCCGCGCCAGGAGCACCGATAATATGGCGGCACGAAAGACAGATATTCGCAAATTGCCCGAGAAAGGGGGGAGCGGACCGAATCCCGCATTGATCGAGCAATTAAAACGCGAAGGCAAGCTGAAGGTATATAGCACGCCGGAAGAAATGCAGCGCGCACGCGAGGAGCGAAAACAACGCGGCGTGGTAGAGACCCCGGTTTATTTGCTGCCTGACGATCACTTTCGCAAGCGCAAGCGTTGCAACGTCACGCTCAGCAAGGAAGCGCGCACGATTGCGAAGCGGATCGGCGGGGGCGTGGTTAGCCGAGGAATCGAAAGGGCGCTGTTGCATTGGGGAGATTGCCCGCGCACGAAGAAACGGGGCACGAAATGAGGGTGCGCATTTGGAGATGCCACGACGGGAGACGCATGCTGGTAAGCGATATGCACGACGCTCACCTGGAGAACGCGATTGCGATGATATATCGCGGTCACGACGCGAAGGGCCGGGTCGTTACGTATCGAACGCAGCGCATGCTACCGGCTCTGCTGGTGGAGCGCGAGATTAGAAACATTCGACGAGACGAGCGGAATTATAACAATCCGCTTTGGGGGTAGGAGGGATGATCTGTGAATGCTGCCGCAAGCGCATCGAAGCCGAAACTCCTTACTGGATGCGCGCGAAGCCGTGCGGCGCTGCTGGTACGATTGAAATCGATGCTGATCGATGCCGAGAAACGTTTCTATCAGGTGCGCTATGCCCAAGAACAAGCTCGTAAGATTGCGAATATATCTAAGCCCCGACGGTTGCGAATGGTGCGTGCTCGAGGGACATCCGCAAACAAACGAGCGGCTGGCCGTATGCCGCGAGCTGCGGGACAGCACCCTGAGGGGGAGAGCAGTTTGGGCACGCAGCGAGCTGAAAGAAACGAATCGGTATTTTCTGGGAGAAGTTCGTGACTAGCCGACCGAAGCTGAAAGTTATAATCGGCCGCACGCGCTGCGCGAGGCATCCGCTGTATCAGGCGATGACTCTTTGTACCAATGGCGAGCTGCCTGATGGTAGACTCGTGCATATCGCGAAGGCCGGGGAGAGGGTGAATTGCAGGGATTGCATTCGTATTGTTTATTACGCGCGGGCGTTCGAACGGATGATCGCGCCCGAGGTACCGGAGGCATGATGGCGACGAGGTATTCTCAATTCAAAACGTTTCAAAGCGATCCCTGGCAACCGAAGGATCGACTGAAGACGATGGACGAGCGTTGCCTGTGCGGCAACCTTTTCGGGGAACATTACAACGGACGGTGTCCGGAGGAGGCAGAGGACGATCCGAACTACGATGGGGCTCCGTATTGTTCTGATTGCGGAGCGCGCGAACGGAAGTATTGCAATTGCCATCCACGAGCTGAGGAAGTATGAAAGCAAACATTCGCACGAAGAAAACGTACGCCGAGCATAAAGCCGCAGGAAACATTTGGGTTCGCGTCAATAGTATTGAAAAGCAGATCGCGAACGAGGCGGGAGACGGCAATATGGCGGAGGGCGTACGCGTAGCGCTGCGCTATTACGCCGAACGTCGGCTGGCGTTGACTCACCCTGAATTAACGAACAAGGAGCACAGAAATGGACAGCAAGACAGCGGGACGATTGATGACGCTTCGCCAGGCATCCGAGTTGCTGCTGACGTTATCGCACGAGACGGGGACGAATTACGATCAGGCGCGCAATGCGCTGACGAAAGCGGCGCGGGAGATCGAGAATCAGGCGGCGCTCGCTTGGTTAAAGGAGCAAGAACGTAAACCGGGGCAGCGGGTAGCGATGTCGGGGCGGCGCAAGAATCAATAGTATATAAACGGAGGGATCGGTCGATGAGCGAGCATAGCCATAAATGCGGACATCATTCGATGTTTCCTAGGGTCGGCATCGATCCGCATCCTGATGTGCAAGGGTGCGGGCACGTATGGGCGCACCCGTTGCCGCCGCCAGGGGCAAGTGACGAGGAATATAAACAACGGCATATATGCCCGGCATGCGGTGCGGGTCCGTGGTATAACAAATGGTTTGGTACGAGCGCGTGGCGTGCCGACCGTCGAGAGTTGATAGAAATAAGCGCGCAGCCCCCGGACGATCCGCAGCGGTTGTGGGATGAGATAGAAGCGATGTTAGGGATGATCCAATATATGCAGCAACGGGGTCGGAGATGACGCGACCGCGAACGCATATGACATGGCGCGTCGTTGAGCCCGACCGCATGAAGACGAGCTTGCAAGAGAGCGAGCTGCAAACCCTGATACCTAACGAAAGTACGAGTTGGCCAGGCGTATATCGTTGGGTAACCGTAGCTCGCGGGAACGGATTCGATTTGAAGGCGATTGCGGATGCGCTGAACCAGGCGCGCTTCGCATTTTTCAATGTTCGTAGATTAGAGGACACAAGGAATGATTCCGTTAATTTGTTTAGTATTGATTCTGCTTCTGACAGCAATTCCGTTATGGGTGCGAAGAAGACGAGAAGCGTGGCACGAAAAAAGACAACGCATGCTCGCCGAGGTAAATAAGCTGCCGGTGCCCCAGCCGAAATTCTTGCAGATGCATATGCAGGGTTATAACTATTTAGAGATAGCGGGCAGGCTCGGCTATCCGTCCGCATTCGTGCATCGGGAGCTGGCGCGGGCTTATGCATCGTTGCGCTTGCAGATGCCGCCGAGCCGATTTCGGAAGAGCCGGAGAATCGGCAAGCTGAGAACGTTCGCTATCGCATTCCTAATGGGAGGACCGAAATAAAATAGCATTGAATAGAATCGTACCAACCGCTCAGCAATTAGAAACACAGGTGACAGAGATGCGAAACTATTACGACTTGAAGAACGAGGTAGCAAAATTCCTGACGGATAACCCTGAGATCGCTGTTATAACAATGAAGCGACCGAAGGCTATCCCGCGCAGCTATTACGAGGATCCTTCGAAAGAAAGCTACGGCCGCATTCCCGGGACGTGCGACCGCGTACAACAGATCATCGACGAGATCATGGTCGATGGGGAGACGGTAACGTACGCGAAGAAAAATCAATTGTTTAATAAGCTGCACGACGAGATCACGACGGTATTTCGCCGGGAGCTGGATGCCGTGCTCCATCAGAAGTTCGATTTGCTCGGCCGTATTTCTTCGATCATCGAAGATTTGCAGCAGGCGCATACGATGGCTCGAACCGAACGGCCCGAGCCGAAGCCCGATTCTAATCAGGCTAGACGGCGACGCGGTGAGCATGTGATTGAAGTCGAAGAGGAGGAAAGCCCGTGAACAAACAATGCATTCATAATTGCGGCCGCGATGCCGTAACGAGCACGGGCCGGCCGACGAAAAGCGGTGAATGCCCGACGTGTCGCAGCGGGTTCTATTATTGGAAGAGCAAGACCGTTGTGAAACGATTGAAACGTCGCAACCAGCTCGACGTTCTTAGCTCCAGGTTGGATACGCATTTCAATACTAAAGGGAAGCCGAACACAACGCCGCTCGTGCAGCCCGACCCGAAGAGCTACGGGGGAAAAGTGATCGTGCTGCGCGAACGTCGCAAGGCATAACGTTTTCTAAACATCGCAAGGAAATAAAATGGTTACGAAGAAACAGTCTCCGTTAAAGGGTCGCAAGCAATCCCCTGAAACAATCGCGAAGCGTATGGCTACGCTCGCCGCGAAGCGTGCCGCACGCGAGAAGGAGGAACGCTCGTTCAACCTGTTGGAGCCGCAACAGAAACGGAAATATAACAAGCGCAAGGTCGTCGTCGATACTCGCACCCCCGAGCAGCTAAAGCGCGACGTGCAAGAAGCGATCTGGTGTATCGATAAAGCGGTGGCTGGCACTCGTTTGAAAATTCGCAGCGGAGAAATTTCGCTGACGGATGTTACAGACGAGGAAACGTTTCTTTATATGGCGAAGCGTTATCTCGAAGGAGGCTTGCGATGAAATATCTGGGAGCATTGATTATATTGTTTGCTGTGGGAAGTAGCATATATTTCCTAAGCAAATACGAACCCGCATCGGATGCACCCGAACGCAAGCCGCACGTAGCGGACGTGCTACGAAGCTTTCAGACGGGCCAGGTTACCGTTGCCGAATTCCGGGATAGCTCCGGCCGCATTTGCGTCCTAGCGAGCACGGCAAGCGGCGACGGGCGCGGCGGTCGTGCGGTCGCGCTCGATTGCGCATATGCAACCGACCCCCCGATAGCTATCGAACGGCTCCCCCCGCTCGATTACGAAGCGCTTCCGAGCTACGAGAAACGGCCGCTTTGACGGGGCTACCCCAGCCGGATTCCGGTCGATGTGCACCGCAGAATTCGGCCGGGGCTTCCCGGAGCTGCATAAAAACAGCCGATTTTCAGGGTATTTTCGGGGCTCGAAATCTTGCAAGAATCCGTTCGAAATCAAAGACTTAAGCTGGTCCGTAAACCCGGCTTTTCGACCGGCTTCCCGATCCGGTTCTTCTCGTTATGTGAAATTGAGATCCCGGTAAAACCTGCTTCGTATAAGCCCCGCTGCGACGTGATCGGCACCCAGGGAATAGGAAAGCACCGGGTATACCGGGCGCGGCCGAGCGGGGCTTATATGCAGCCAGGAAACGGGGCCGGGTCCGGAAAGCTCCGACGCAGCCGCACGCGGGGTAACCGGCCGAACGTCCGAGCGCTGCGCCGGGTTCCGTACGGGTTTCTAGCTACGTAAAAGAGGCAAAGATTTTTAGATTATTATGTAAAAACAGACCTTTTTCGGGCGTGCACCTGGTTAATATGGGTTCCACGGCGGGACGAACGCCGGACCGAAAAAACCGAATCGAAACCTAACCACTGGAGCATACGATGGAAACGAATACCGAAACGACCGCGACCCCGGCCTCTCTCGCCCCGACGAAGCCGAAGGCGGCGAAGAAGCCCGCGAAGAAGGCTGCGCCCGAGAAAAAGGCCGGCGGCGCGAAGCTCGTCAAGCAGGCGAGCGGGGATCGCATCCCGCTCAAATCCCTGTGCGCGAAGCTGAAAATCGAGCCGCGTCTGGCCCGTCGCAAGCTGCGCGCCGCCGAACTGTCGTTCCACGATAAGCGCGACCGCTGGAACTTTACGGCCGCGCAGGCGGCGAAGGCGACGGAAATCCTTCGCGCGTAGCACGCGGTGAGGCCGAAACGGGCGCGCATGCGATCTCAGCGCAGCGCGACCCGTCTGCCGGTAATCTTCCGGCACTGATGAGGCCAGTCCCGTGAAATACCGATTCTCTCCGCTCGCCGGTCGGCGCGTGCTGCATAGCGACAGCATGCTCCAGCTTCTCGGGGTCAAAAAGCTCCCGGTTCTGGGCATGCCCGTTACCCTGCTTCCCGGCATCGATTCGACGGGCAAGCCCGTCCAAATCTCCGTCTGGGTCGCTCCGTTCGTTCCGAAATTCCGACCCGGCTGGAACGGTGCCCCGAAGCGCGTCAAATCGAGCACGCATCGCGTGCGCTGCAAGTGCCCCGGTTGCGGCGTTGAGCTTTCGGCCGGCCGGTTATTCCAGCACGTTTGCGAGCCCCCGCTGAAAACTCCCGTCGCTTTCGGGGATCAGCACGGGCTAACGCTATAGGTCGAAACGCGCGCCAAGCGCGTCCGCACGTTACGCGTGCGCTGACGAGACCGATTTCTAATAACGATTGCGGAGGATTTATGCTTACGCCCGAACAGATCGAAGTCGCTAAGGCATTGCTGCTCGTACGACCCGACGTGGTTTTAGGTACGCGTGCGATTATCAACCCGCATTTCGCGGCAGCCTGGCACGATATCGTGCGCTATCAGCTCCAAAAACTGAAGATCGGACGCGCCGACGACCGCACCGCGTTTTGCGACGTTGCTGGCGTCGCCGATTAAGGCCGAAACGCTCGCATCGAGCGGGCGTCTGCCGGTATATGCCGGTACTGATGAGGCCGTGATTTATGCCGCACGCAAAACGTGGTCCCGCCGTGCCGACGGTCGGCGCGTATTTCGAGCAAAAGCTCAAGGCCGAGCTGGAGCCGGTCAGCGAACGCGAACCTCGTGAACCGTATAGCCCGTATCACCCCGATTTTCATATCGATACGGGCTGCGGGGTCGAATGCCGGGCTGCTATCGACGCAGCCGCTGAAATCCTGCAGCACCTGGCGAACGCGTACGGGGAGCCGGGCAACCGCGAGCATCCGAAGGGGCCGGAGCTGCGTCGACACGTCGTCGAAGCCGTGCGCAACGTCGTTATCTGCTACGTATACGGGTGAATTATGAAACGTAGAAAAGCTGTCGTTGCCGTTTGCGCTTACCGTTTACGCGGACTGCGATGCCCGAATCAAAGCGGTCAGGACGGGTCTTGCGGATGCCAGAGGCGCGAATACGTTTGGGCTCGGCCGGGGCTTAGCCGAGCGCATCGCCGCAAGATTGCTCGTCAAGTCGGGGGAGTTTGGTAACGGATGCGCGGCTTGCGTCCGTTCGCTCGGGCGCATGCCAGGCAATCGTGCCGTCAGCGGGGAGAAATGTTTATGAACGATACCATTGTCATCTATCGTCAACCGGCGAAGCTTTGGCCGGATGGGGTGATCAGCCGCGAGGATTTCGTCGCGGTCGTGCTGCATCGGAAGCCGTTCGAACCCGTGCAGCCGAACCGCTTGCCGGATGCCGGATCGGATCGCACCGTCTACGTCGGGAATTCTACCCGCGCCGACGCCATCGAATATCTCTCGATTCATCTGTGGGTCGCCGAGCCATTGCAAACCCATCTCAGGGAGGGA